TTCTTTAGAATTTTTAGAGTTTGAATATTGTAATAAGATAAAATATAAAAATAACAATACTAGTAACCATGTTGGTATATACACGTATCGCTCCTTATCGGATTCGTCATTTTGAGTTGTGGTTTACGTACTTAAAGGGGCTAGATACTATTACCCTTCTTATGGAGCATTCATCATGCAAAAAAACGCACAATTTTGCACAAATTTTTATCCGCACTGAATACCCGCCCGCGCCAGTGCTGGCGGCGCTCGGACCGGTTTTGAAACCTGCACAAAAAGAGGCATGTTTCAGGCGCGGGCGAGGCGGGGGAGCAATCCCGCGCATTGGGGTGAGACAGGGGGCCAGGCTTCGCCAGCAAAAACGTGCTGAACGCATACGGAAAATGCGCATTTGGGGTGACGGAAACGGGAGATCTCGATAGCGTGGCGCTGGCTGCATCTGTGTGGGTACTTGTGTCGCGGGTCAGGTGCCTATTCATGGCCGGAATGATGATGCAGCAGCGGTGCTACACCGCCGGAAATGGCGGTGCAGTACCTGAGTGTTAATTCGTCGAGGCTAGTAGTGCGTAAGGGTTGAAACGGATCACTTCTTCGCCGAGCCAGTCGTTAACGTGTTTCATCGCTTCCATTACTGGCGTCAGCTCGTTGATGGCAAATACACGGGCCGCCTTTTCTACATCCCCGAAGGAACCGTTACCCTCCGGGATCGCCCCCATCAGCTGCGGCGGCACTCGATGTGCGGCCAGAATGTCATCGCGGGTTGATGATTTCACATTGATGAATTCATCCTTTGCCGATATCTGACTGAACGGCAGAATCTGCACGGAGTCTTTTCCACCTTGTGGCGCATGAAGCAATACGTTTTTAAACGCGCCCCCACGCCGCGTATCGGTCAGCGTTTTCTTAAGATTCTCCAGACTCTCATTGTCTGCAAATGTACTGTTCACATAGACGATGCATCCGGCATGTGATCCATTGTCGTAGTACAGCTTGCGGAACTTATCCGCTGAATGCGAAAGACTGGTTGACAGCAGACCAGCAAAATACTCCGGCATGCCGTAAATCTCTTGATGGATATCCGGGTTGATAACGTGACATACAGCCCCCGCTTCAAACTGATGATCGTCAATGCCCGCCTGCGTAAACCAGTACGTGTCCAAATCAGATCCACGTCTGGTGTATTTCGCCAGTGCATTCTTAAAACCAAATGAGCCGCCGAGCCGGTTCTTTCTCATCTCCAGATAGGCGTTCCCGAATACAAACCAGTCCATCGCAAAGGCAGAGAACGCCTGGCGGGATAAGAGTTTGTGCGGGATAAAGCAACCGGCAAGGACATTACGCTTAAAGATGATCGCCGACTGATGCCAGCTGGCATGACCGAACTGGCGGGCCAGCCCGTACCAGCTCACCGGCGTTTCGTAGTACCGGCCATTGTTGGCACAGTACATGTTGTCCAGCAGGTCGTGCGCGCCAGCGACAGACCACGGACCATCGAATGTAAATGAACTCATGCCAGGCGCTGATTTCAACACATCAGCCAAGTCTTTTTGTTCTCTGGCGTGCTGCCTGCCGCGCACTTGATTTCGTCTGCTCATTAATACTCCATTACGGTCATACCGCCGCCGTTGGCGTCTTGGCCCAGAGGTTCGTTGATGGTTGCCAGCATGGTTGCCCAGGCCAGATCGCCGTGACTGACGCCGCGCGCACGGTCTGTGTCATAAGTGATGATGCCGCCTGGCGTAATAACCTTGCGCACCGCGCTGAATGCGGTGATCAGATCGTACTCACCACGATCATATTCCCAGCGGCCGGCGCGGATAAGTTGCAGCATTTTCAGTACCAGCATGCGCTTGCTGGATGGTGAAAACTGATAGCACACCGCAGCGGGAAACGCCTTTTTAACCAGCTGATACACCGCCTCACCGATACCTGTGCCGTCAATGCCAATATGCTGAACGTTGTAGCGCAACAGCATGCCGATAATCAGATTTGCCTGCGCTTCGAACTCCATGCCGCGGATTTTATGTGTCTCAATTGTGCGGAACTTACCGCCGGGCACCAGTGGTACGGCATTGATCGATATCGCCCCGCTGTCACCTTTCCCGCTGGCACCGTTCGGGTCATAGCCAATCCATACCGGGCGGTCAGCCATCGGGCGAACGGCATAAGGCTTCCAGTCCTGCCACTCGTCGAAACCATCCGCACCGCAGGTCAGCAGCTGGTTGTAATCAAACGCTGTCTCGCCGTTCTTGATGAAGACGCAGTTATAGAGGTTTTCATATTCTTCCGGGCTGTTCTCCTGCTGGATTTCCTCCAGGTCAGTCAGATCCCACCCGTGATCGATGGCATCCTGCAAGGTAACAACCTGCCGCCAGATTTTATCCGGGCACATCAGCCCGCTGTTCAGCGTCTTCCAGGTTGTGTCGAACTCAATACGCCCTTTGCTGCTGCGCCCTTTGTTAAACGCTTCACCAGACCAGAACGGATAGGCTTCATGACTTTCCGCTGACGGCGTGGAAAAATAGGTACGCGTCAGTCCTTTCAGGGTTGCCATCGCACCGGCCACTTTCTTCAGGTTGGCGAACTGTCCGACCCAGAAAAACTCATCAAAATACAGGTTGCCGGTGTAGGACTGTGCCGTTGCAGCTGACGTGCCGAGAAAATGCAGCTCCGCCCCGTTTGCAAGCTGGATCATGTCACCGCCCTTCAGTTCGACGTCCACCTCTTCAGCCGCAGAACGGATAAAGCTGCGGAACTGGTAAGCCTGGCGACGGCTGGCAGACAGGAAAATCTGATTAAGCTGATGCTTGTACTTAACATCGCCACTCAACGCCCGCAGCAGCGCTTCGCGGGCGAAATACCAGGTTGCGCCGACCTGACGGCTTTTCAGGATCGCCCGGTTGCGGTGGTGATGGTTTTCATACCAGCCCTTCTGATGCCAGTGCAGCGAATCCAGGATATTTGCGCGAAGCGCCGCGATCTGACTTTCAGAGAAAAAGTTCTGTTTTTTGCGCAGTTTCTTTTTCGGCTGAGTAACCGCCGTGCCGTTATCCAGTTTCTTCAGCTGGCGCGTCAGCAGGTCAATCTCTTTGAAATCCCCGCCGCTTTTTTTGTCTTTGCTGGTCAGCTGAATTAACCGGGCATCTATGGATGTCGTCACCCGCTGGATTGGGGGTGTGGTATCCCATTCATCACGCTTTTTCCATGAGTAGATCGTATTCGCATTGATACCCATCAGGCGCGAGATTTCCGCAGGCGGATAACCCTGCCAGTACAGCTGCCGCGCACGCTGCATGATGAATGCTTCTTCAACCGCCATTTAGCCTCCTCGCTTCCTGCCGGGGAGATTAACCCGCGCGCGCGAATGCTTTCGCACCCTGCCTGTTCTCACCGTTCGCCGACAACAACAACGCATAGCGCGGGCGGGCTGGCCCCTGCCATCATCACTGCGAACTCAACAACATGAGCAAATGAACATGGCCCAGAACACCCGTAAGAAATTTAAGGTGATGACCAGCGGCGCAACGATTGACGGACGCAAAACAACGCCCGATCAGCTGCGCCAGATGGCCGCAGCGTATAACCCGGCGGTCTACGGCGCGCGCGTCAATATTGAACACATCCTTTCGCCGTTCCCTGACAGCATCTTTTGTGCAATGGGAGATGTAATGGCGCTGAGTGTTGAAGATATTTCGGACGGCCCACTGTCAGGTGAAGTGGCGCTGTATGCGGAAATTGAGCCAACCGCGCGCATGAAAGAAATGACCGATGCAGGGAAAAAGATTTTTTCCAGCGTCGAGATCCATCCGAACTTTGCCCTGACAAACGGACCGTATCTGCTCGGCCTGGCCATGACCGATACCCCGGCAAGCCTTGGCACCGACAAGCTGAAATTTGCCTCTGAAAAACGCACTGAAGTTCTGCGCTTCTCGTCAGCCACGGCAGAGCCAACCCTGTTCACACTGGCTTTCGATGCGGAAATCATGCAGGAAAATCAGGGCCGCAGTGATAACGGTCAGGCGTGGTTTTCCCGTGTCATGGGCATTCTGGGGAAAGGGCAAAAAACGGATGACCAGCGTTTCAGCCAGGTGCATCAGACCATTGAAGTGATAGCGCAGTCTCAGGCGAATATCAGCGACCAGTTCAGCGCCGCTGAGCAGGATCGCGCGGCGGATAAGGCCGATATCCAGAAACTTACCAGCGACCTGTCCGCACTGCGTCAGCAGCTGGAGAGCGCACCGGGCAACTTCAGCCAGCGTCCTCCGGCAAACGGCGGCGGCAACGTACAGCTGGCTGATTACTGATTATTCAGCTGCCTACTGATATCCACAACGAGAGTAACCCGAATGGAAAATACTACCCGCCCCTTGTTTGACCAGTATATTGCGCGACAGGCGCAGCTTAACGGTGTTTCAACTGCGGCTATTGCGGCCAAGTTTGCTGTTGATCCGACCGTACAGCAGCGCCTGGAAGCGGCCGCGCAGGAAAGCGACAGCCTGCTGAGTAAGATTAACGTCTTTGGCGTCAACCAGCAGATAGGACAGAAGGTGCTGATCGGCAGCAAAGGCCCGATGGCTGGCGTTAACAACAGCACCACCACCCGCCGCAACCCAGGTGATAACGGTACTCTTGAGCCGTTCGACTACCTGTGCCGCAAGGTTAACTATGACTACGGCATCAGCTACCAGCAGATGGATGCATGGGCGCATCAACCCAACTTCCAGCAGCTAATCAGCACCGCGATGGCGCGTCAGATGTCTCTTGACCGCATCATGGTCGGCTTTAACGGCGTGAAATATTCTGATCCGTCAGACCGTGCGGCATATCCGCTGCTTCAGGATTGCGGTGTTGGCTGGCTGCAAAAAATCCGCACCGAAGCGCCGCACCGCGTTATCTCCGACGTCACCGTTACTTCGCGTGATGATGACAACAAGATTATCGCGAAAGGCACATACGGGAACCTTGGCGCGGCAGTGTACGACGCCAAAAATAGCCTGATGGATGAGTGGCACAAGCGCAACCCGGATAACGTGGTGATCCTGGCTGGCGATCTGCTGACCACTACCAACTTCCCGGCCATCAACGCCATGAGCCAGACGAATCCAAACACCGAACAGCTGGCCGGTCAGCTGATTGTTGCGCAGGAACGTGTCGCCAATATGCCGACGTTTATCGCGCCGTTCTTCCCACTCAATGGCGTACTGATCACCTCGTTTAAAAACCTGTCGCTGTACTTCCAGCGCGGCGGTCTGCGCCGGACGATTAAAGAAGAGCCGGAATACAACCGTATCGCAACATACCAGTCATCAAACGATGACTTCGTTATCGAAGATTACGGCAATGTAGCGTTTATCGACGGCATCACGTTTGCCGAAGCTGCGGGCGGCTGATACGCATCAGGCGGGCTGCGGCCCGCCGTTATTCGGGGACAGGACAATGCTGACACCGGCACAAAAACATTTTCAAAAGGTCATGGCTGAACGCCACGGCAAAACGGATGCGCAGTCAGAAACCGTGCGTACCGCGCACGAGCAAATCATGCACCGGCTGCGTATGGATCAGAGTGCATTAAAGCGAGTGCAGTCTGACCAGGCGAAAGCCGAGATGAAGCGCACCCTGCTGCCCCATTACGAGGGCTGGATCGAGGGAACGCTGGAAGGTAACAGCGGCCGACAGGATGAAGTGATCGTCACTCTGATGGTGTGGGCGATTGATGCCGGAGATTTGGCACTGGCCGTGCGCATCGGGCGCTATGTCATCACGCACGGGCTGGCTATGCCTGACCGCTTTAACCGTACAGCGGCGACGGTGCTGGTTGATGAAATCTGCGACCCAATCCTGGTACAGGTCAAGGCCAACGAGAGCACCGAAGTCATGCCGTATCTGCCGCTGCTGGATGAAGTGGTTGATATCACCGGCGGTAAGGATATGCCTGACATGGTGCGGGCCAAGCTGCATAAGCTGCGCGCGTTTGCGCTGCGTAACGGCACCACTGAAGAACAGACAACCGCACTTGAGCTGCTGCGACTGGCGATGACGCTCGATGCCGGGGCCGGGGTGAAGAAAGAAATTGACCGGCTGGCCCGCGTGGTGAAGAAGGCCGCAGAAGGTGCGCCAGAATCTGACGCTGCAACATCGTCAGATCCGGCAGTGGTGGCCACAAAACCGGCGGCAAAGACAGCGCGCAAGCCTGCGGCACGCAAGCCGACCGCACGCAAGCCCGCGGCTAAAAAAGCGGTATCCGTCACCAAAGAACAATAAACCGAATTGCGCCCCGTGCGCTGGCGGCGCGGGCGGATATCTGCAACGCAATGCGTGTGCTTTTCTCCGTCCGCTCACCGCCAACCTTTTCAGGAGATGTTATGAGCCTTGTAGCCGGTCGCACAGTTACCCCCTCGTCTGAGGATGTGCCGGACACGGACGACGGCGGGGAGAAAGTCACCGCCGGT